TTCTAAAATATTTTTTTGTATTGCTGCCATAACTGCAGGATTATTTCTAACAATGTTAGTTGACATAAAATTTAAGTGAGCTGTGATGTGTGCTCTGTGGTCTTGACCGGGAAACGCTTGAAAAGGTTTGCCGCCTAAAGCATTGATGTGTTCTAAACTTGGGTCCATCGGTGCAGTTGGCGTCGGGGGTGGTAAAACTGCATCAACATCTTTTACACCTATTGCATTATACATATTTCTATAGATTTGATACATGTTATGTAATTGTGGGTTTGATGTTGCAATTTGTAATTGTGTTTGTGCTAAAGTAATTCTTTGAGACATTGAAAAAATATTAGGGTCAGCTACAGGAATTACATCAACTCTATTATCAAAATCAGTTTGTTTAATATTTCTTGCACCACCTACAACATCGTATGGATATTCTGGGGGTAAATATTGTGAAACAATTTTAGATAATAATCTAAATTCATTCTTCATTGCTGCATAACATCTTTTATGAATAGCACTCATAACTCTTGAACCACGCTCAAGAAGTGCAACTGTTGTACCTACAGCCGCTGCTTGATTACCATCACCCACTTGCATATCAGCAATACTCGCGAATCTCTGACCAGCTTGTACAACAATACCTAAAAGATTTAATAAAGTCTGAGATGGTTCTTTATATGGTAATGGAAAGAATGCATCTCTTAAATTACCACCGGGTGCATCAACATCTTTGAATTCACCTGGTTGTATTGGAGATGCTTCGTCTCTAACTCTTACACCTCTTTGTTTAAATCCGGCTGGCAAGTTTGATAACGTACCCGCATCTAATAATTGACGGAGAGCAGCCGTTGCGGTTCTGCTCAATCCGCCAATCATATGAATGAGTCCAAAGCCATAAAATCCTAGTCCTGGCAGAAATTTAAAGTGGACAAAATATTGAATTTTATTTTTCTTTAGATCATCGGGCGCATAGTTCCTTCTAATAGAAAGAACTTTCCTATTGCCTTCTTCTACAGTTACTATGTAGGGCAATTTTATTCCAGTTGGTTCACCTTCTGCTCCAACTTCTTCAAAACCTTCTAAGTCTAAATTTACATGACACTCTAACAAAGTATATACAGGTTCGTTCTTACCAGTTTTTTTTGTGCCATCTAACTCACGTTCTTTTTTATCAAGTTCGTTGTTTGTGTCTGTGCCTGGTGTGCCTAATTCTATATCTCTATAGAAACCATTAACTTGTTGTTTTCTTAATTCGTTTTCAGAAGTTTTAACAGTATGAATTACTGCCTCCGCATCGTCTAATGAGGTAGCCGTATACGGGACAATTAATTCATCCGCTGGTACAAACTTAGATACCGCTCTTCCCAAAGGTACATCATAATATACCTTTTTAAAAGTCGATCCTGCTAGTGGTAAATGAAATAACATTGAATCAAATTCTGATTCGTATTCTTTCATCTGATCCATAACTAAATAGTTCATGAAATCTTTAACACGACCTGCTTGTTGTTCTGTTTGTGAATTTTTAATTCCAATAACTTGTGTTCTTACTGGTCCATCGCTGGGTAATAATTCTTTATAAGCTTGAGCTTGAAACTGTGTAACCGCTTCTGCAAGAACTGGGTGAGTTGCACCTGAAGCCCCTTGAAAAGGTTCTGTTCTATTTTCGTATTTAAAACCTAAAAGATCTAAACCTGTAATGTAAGATTGTTCCCAATCTTTTCTTGATGATTTATAATCCATGTAATTTTGTGCCATGTCGTTTCCGATTGGCTCTAATACATCATCAGGTAAAAGTTCTGCTAGATTGTCAAAATGTGATTCTGTTCCTGGTACATTGATTGAACCTGGTTCATAATCTAAAGTTACGCCGCCATCTTCTTCAGGGATAACTTCGATCGGTCCTTTTTCTTCTACTGGTTCCTGAACAGCAACATCTTGCAATTCCTCTTCCGAAGGAATCTCAAGTTTGTTTCTAGTGTTCGGGAGTCCTTTGTCTATTTCTGCCATTTAATACTCCTATATTTTAATACCACGTTTTAATAGTCCTGGCAACCCTTGTGAATTTGGTCCTGATGTTGGTGCTGGACCTTGGTCTATACCAGCTATTTTTGCTATACCACCACCTGCAAATGATTGACCAAAACCTTGTCCTGTTACATCGGTGCCTAAATAATTCATTGTCTCTCTTATCTGTGGAGACGTGCCTTGTTGTATATCTTCTATCGTAAAACCTCTTGCTTTATTATAAGCATCTAATTTTTCTTCGCTCATTTCTCTTAATTTTTTAGCTTCTTGTTGACGTTCAGATAAAAAAGGCACGTCCTTTGTAAAAGGATTCACTATATCAGCTGCAAATTTTAAAGGTTGAGTATAAGATCCTAAATCAAAAACAGGGCTTATAAAATCACCAAAAGGTGTTTTTGTTGGATCTACTTGTCTTTTTCTATCTTCAAAATCTTTTACTAATTGATCTTGAGTTCGTTTTTTAAACACATTATCTAAATATCTAAAACCTGTTGCTTGATCGGTTGCTTTGTTGATATCAAATCCCATTTTATCTAAAGTGCCTAAATAATTACCAACAGAGTCGTCTAAGTTTTTATTTGTATTAACTAAACGATCTTCAAACCCCATCGTAGCATCCGAAGTCAAACCACTTGGGTCTTGTTCTTCAACATCTAATCCAAACTCTAGTTTTTTTCTTTTATTATCTAATTTATTTATGTTTATTGTTTGTTGTAAAAGATTTAATTGATTATCATCATATCCTAATTCTTTTGCTTGATTAATTAAGTTTTTTTCAAACTTTCCTAAATCTGCAAATACAAACGCTCTGTCAAAAGATTCATCTAAAGGTAAACCAGAAGCAAAATTATTAAGACCATCTCCTAAAACAAAAGCAACCTCGCCACCAATCAATGTTGTTGGATTTAAAACATTACCAGTTACTCTTGCAGCCATAGTCATGGCTTTTTTACCTGGGGCAGATTTTAAAAATTTAGCAAGTTTAGGATTTTCAGACACACTTCTTAAAAATCCTTTTGGATCATCTTTAGCTGCAGGGCAACCGCTACCGGTGCTTACAAACATTCTGCCACCTTTTTTAGCTTTTCTTCTTTTACAAATTGTTTGAACAGCTTCTCCAAAACCACCACTTGTTGCAGCATCTATTAAAACGTTTGAAACTTTTCTAAATTTTTTATTTTCTAAATTTTTTAAAAAATTTTCTTTTGCAATTTTTACAACTTCAACATCTTTTTGAGAACCTGTTTTAATTTCTTTTAATGTAGTTCCTGCTTCATCTGGAGCAATAGCTATACTTGGATCAGGTAATTTTTCCTTAATCATTAATCCACTAGAATCTAAACCTGTTGCTTTGACATTTAATCTAGCTTTTGTTTTTGCATATTCTGGAAACTTTTTTCTTAATACTCTATCCTCTTTTTGTTTTTCAGCAATTAAATCTCTTTTCTCTTGAACAGATAAATCTTTATTATTTTGTATGTCATAAATATCTTTTGATATAGCAACAATTTTTTTTTCAAACGGATGATATTGATCTATATTTATATTTGCTGGCAAATAACCTAAATTTTTTAAAGTGTCTAATTCACCCAAAGATAAATGAGATAATTGATAGCCCTCTTTTCCTGCTATTTTAGTTAAAATACTTGGGTTTGACCTTGCTAAATCTTTTGCTTGTCTTGCTTTATTTTTTTTAGATGCATCTTCTAAAATAGACTTACCAGTTGTTTTAAAATTTAATTTACCTTCGTATTTTTTTAATTCTCTTCTAGAAACAAAAACTTTCGCAGGTCCTTTCTTTTTTTTAACATTATTATATTCACTTATTCCTGCTAAATCTTGAGAATTCATTTCAACTAATTTATTTTTTTTTGGAATTGGATCTGCATTATCAATTATTTCTTGAACCTCTTCTAAAGTACGAGTAAGTGCTCCAGATTGGTTTGTTCCTGGAGTTTTGCTATAAACTGTTCCTTGTTTATTTCCTTTTGGATATTTATATTCTTCTGTTTTTACAGGACTAGTATCTGGTGGTCCATCTTTAAACCCGATCCGTCCACCTTCAGCCATGGCTGGTCGCGTTAGATATGCTAACATTTGTTTCTGTCTATCTGGACGCATTACTCTCCTAACATTCTAGCGATGCCGCCTGATGCAAAGTCATCGGCCATATCATCTATGTAATCACTTGGATCGTAATCAGGTCCACGATCTGCTGCATACGATGATGGATTTTCATTTGCATATTTAACATTGTCTTTTCTTTTTTTAGATTCAACAAATTCTTTCATCGTTTCTTTTTTATTAGTTGCATACGATTTTACTTTTGTAAGATCAGATGTAAGGTCTTTTGTATTCTCGACTGTATTCTCAACAAACTCTGTTTCATAACCACCATCAGGATCTGTTGCATAATTTCTGTAATCGTTTTCTGTAGCTTTAAATTCTGGTTTAATTCTTGCACCACCTTCTTCTACGATTTCATCAGTAACTTGTAATGATACAGTTGGTGGATCATCAAAACCTGTTACATTTCTCGTCGAGTCATCAATGTCAATTCTAGTAACACCTTCATCTAAATCTTGTGTAACTAAAACTTCTGTTTCATCATCTATTTTTTTTCTGTAAACAATTTCTCTATCTTTAGTCGCCATTGTTTTAGTAACATCATCACCTTCTCTTATAACTCTTGTTACAAGAGCATCGAACCACGCAGGTTTACCAGCAGCTGCTGGTGTTGTTATAATTTCTTTTGCAACTTCTTTTGTTGCCTGTTTACCACCGAGTCCTAATAATCCTGATTTAGCTGCACCTATTGTTGCACCAACGCCACCCATAAGTTTTAAGAATGCACGCTTCGTCATACCTGCTTTCAAACCAATACGTCCACCTTCTGCAAATTTTTTACTAAATCTAATTTTAAAATCATCATCGCCGGTTCTAAGATCACGAATAAGAGAACCACTAATTCCTTCACCACCTTGATTATAACCAAATCCAATGTCTTGATCTTTATAACCACCTTCATCCATCTTTATTTCTTGATCTTTGTAGTCGACTCTATCTCTATTTTTACCATATTTATATTCTGCAATAAGATCTATTTTTTGTGAGATAGGTATGTCTGCTTTTATAATAGCGTTGATTGATTCACTATCAATTGTAATACCGTCTGGTGCACCTGTGATTCGGTTTTTACCAGACTTGGATCCCGAAGCTTGGACATCGATCATGTCTAATATACCTTTTTTATCTGGTGTACCATCTGCATATCCTGCACGTCCACCTGTTGCACTTGGATCTCTGTCTCCTGGATCAAAATCTTTAATAATTTTTTTCTCTTTAGCGTCCTTTTTTATAGATTTTTCTACTGCTTTATCCATATCTAGTTGAA